AGCCACTCTTCCGCTTCGCATCGTTGGCTTTGTCAATGGTCCTGATTCGGCAGTGGGTGACACATACACTGACATTCTGGTCAAGTTCAATGCCCCCAACGTCACCTCTCAGGTGGTTGCTGGTGGTCATTCTTACTTGAACCCAACAGGCATTTAAGGAGTCCTGACACATGGCTATTTCCCGCGCTCAGCTCCTTAAGGAACTGCTCCCCGGCTTGAACGCTCTGTTCGGTCTGGAATACAAGAAGTACGAAAACGAACATGAGGAGATTTACGAAACTGAATCTTCCGAGCGTTCGTTCGAAGAAGAAGTGCAGCTCTCGGGCTTCGCTGCTGCCCCTGTCAAGAATGAAGGCTCTGCCATCAGCTATGACAACGCGCAGGAAGCGTGGACCGCTCGCTACAACCACGAGACCATCGCTATGGGTTTCTCCATCACGGAAGAAGCTATGGAAGACAACCTGTATGACAGCCTCTCGGCTCGTTATACGAAGGCTCTTGCCCGCGCGATGGCCTACACGAAGCAGGTTAAGGCGGCTTTCCCTCTTAACAGCGGCTTCTCTGGTGGCACGTTCACTTCTGGTGACGGCGTTTCCCTGTTCAACACCCAGCACACGCTGGTTGGTGGCGGCTACAACTCCAACACCCCATCGACTGCTGCCGACCTGAACGAAACATCGCTTGAAGCGGCTGTTATTCAGATCGCTGGCTTCAAGGATCAGCGCGGCCTGTTGATTGCGGCTAAACCCCGCAAGCTGGTTGTGCCTCCGTCCCTGATGTTCGTTGCGACCCGCCTGTTGGAGACTGAACTCCGCACGGCGACCGCCGACAACGACATCAACGCCATCAAGACCAACGGGACAATCCCCGAAGGTTACTCTGTCAACCATTACCTGACAGACGTTGATGCGTGGTTCCTCATCACTGACGTTCCGAATGGCATGAAGCACTTCGAGCGCAGCCCGATGAATACCTCGATGGACGGCGACTTCGATACCGGCAACGTGCGGTATAAAGCAAGGGAGCGCTACTCGTTTGGTGTGTCCGATCCCTTGGGCATCTTCGGCTCGCCGGGTGCCTAATGAGTTGGGGGAGCTTCGGCTCCCCCTCCTTTCTTTTGTCCGGGTAAAATCCCGCCGCCTAGACAGTCCCGGCTGACGTTGCAGAGACTAGGTAGCATTCTCCTGCAAAGAGGTTATTCTCATGGGTACTACAACATTCTCCGGTCCAGTCGTATCGAAGGCTGGCTTTATCACAGGCGTTGACGCGGTCGCCACTTCTGTCACCAGCGCAACACTTGTCATCACATCGGCCAATGGCCTCGCTGACGCCTACAACGGCGAAGTTATTCCGCTGAACCGCGCCGCTGGCATGACGGTTACACTGCCTGCCTCAACAGGCTCGCAGGCTGTTTACACATTCCTCGTTGGCACCACGTTCACAAGCAGCGGCATCATTCAGGTTGCCAACGCCACTGACACGCTCAATGGCTTTGCCAGCGTTGGCGGCACCACAGCTTCCCTGTTCGGCACCCTTCCGGCCTCCGACACGATCACAATGAACGGCAGCACCACTGGTGGCCTTGCTGGCTCGCTCATCACAATTCGTGACGTTGCCGTTGGCGACTACATTGTGACTGCCAACCTGATTGGCTCCGGCACCCCGGCTACTCCGTTCAGCGCCGCTGTCTCGTAATTCGGCCTTTTGGCTGATGAAAACTTCACCTAACTAACAACACATGTGCCCCCTGACGCCGAATAAGGCGTTGGGGCGGCGCATCCGCTTACAAAATTGGAGACTTAAATGGCTGAGATTGCTTCAGTATCACAACGCGGCAAATATGAGCCATTTGAGCTTCAGGTTGCTCGCGGTCAGGTTGCTTGGCACAACGCTCTTTTCAAGTTTGGTATCAATGCAGACGTTGGCACATCTGTTGAAACAGTGTGGGCGCAGGGCGGTACTTATGCTTACCTTTCTGCCGCTACTGTTTTGAAAATCTCCAGCAGCAGCGCCAATGACGCTTCTGCCGGAACTGGCGCAAGGACAGTTTATGTTTCTGGCCTTGACGGCAGCTACAATGAAATCAACGAAGTTGTAACCCTGAACGGCCAGACAGAAGTCAACACGACAAAAAGCTACCTGCGTGTTTTCCGCATGTATGTCGTTACTGCTGGTAGCGGCGCGACTGCCGCTGGGACTATCTATGCAGGCACTGGCACCGTTACCTCTGGCGTTCCCGCTGTCGTCTACGGGATAATTGCTCTTGGTGCCAACCAAACCCAGATGGCCCTGTGGACCGTCCCCGCTGGCTACACGTTCTACCTCACGGGTATTTTCTTTACCTCCGGTGGCACCACGGCAAACGCATACACAAACTTCCAGCTTAACCAAAGGCCGCTTGGTGGTGTTTTCCGCCAGCAAAGCTCGAACAGGATGGCTGCAAACGGATCGTTTGTTCTGGACTTGCACACCCCGCTTCGCTTCCCGGAAAAAACCGACCTTGAGGTCAGGGCAGTAACTTCATCTGGCTCGGCAACTGTATCCGCTGAGTTTGAAGGCATCTACATCAAAAACGATGGTGCATAATGGCTAAGTCGCCAGCTTGGACTCGCAAGGAAGGCAAGAATGCCGCTGGTGGATTGAACGCCAAGGGCCGCGCCTCCGCAAAGGCTCAGGGCATGAACCTGAAGGCTCCGGTCAAGGCCGGGACCAACCCCCGCAGGGCCAGCTTCCTCGCCCGCATGGGCAATATGCCGGGTCCAGAGCGCAAGCCAAATGGTGAGCCGACACGACTCCTCCTGAGCCTTAAGGCTTGGGGTGCCAGCTCTAAGGCTGACGCCAAGAAGAAGGCCGCATCCATATCAAAGAAGGGCAAGAAATGAAAAAGCCTGTTTGGGAAACCAAGAGCCCGTCCAAAACCCCGAAAAAGATGACACCCGCACAGAAGCAGAAGGCCAAGGCCTTTGCCAAGAAGACGGGCACAAAGTACCCATCCCTCGTTGCCAACCTCCAAGGCATGAAGAAGGGTAAGTGATGTTTCAGGCACTCCTTGGCCCCGGCCTTAAGATGATCGAAAAGCTGGTTGACAGGATACCTGACCCGGCAGCTCGCGAACGTGCGTCGATGGAGATGCAGTCTGAACTCTTGAAGTATGCTGCCGAGCAGTCGGTGGCACAGATGGAGGTCAACAAGGTTGAGGCGGCACATTCAAGCATCTTTGTTGCTGGCTGGCGCCCATTCATCGGCTGGATGGGCGGGATTTCCCTCGGATATGCATTCCTGATGCAGCCTATTCTTTCGTGGTTCCTCGCCATTGTCGGCGTTGATACCCCGCTCCCCAAGCCAGACACAGAGTCCATGATGGCGCTTGTCACTGCTATGCTTGGTGTTACCGCTGCCCGAAGCTTCGATAAATGGAAGGGGACAGCAAAGTGATGAGTAATGTGGATATTGCTGTGGCCCGACTGGAAGTTCAGGTAGAGCGTCTTGAGAAAGACATGACGGAGATGCGGGATGATATCCGCTTCATCCGCAAGAAATTAGACGAAGCCACTGGCGGCTGGAAGGTCTTCATGCTGGTCGGTGGTATTGGTGCCGCGCTTGGTGGCCTTATCATCAAGGCCCTGTCAATGATCCCGTGGAAATAAGACAATGCCTCCTTGGATGAAAATTGCTTACAGCCTGAACGGCACGACAGAGTTCGCTGGCAAATCTAACAACTCGAAAATCATTGGCTGGGCCAAGAAGGTGGGTGGCTGGATTGCCTCCTTCTACAAAGAAGACAGCATCCCGTGGTGCGGCCTGTTTGTGGCCCACTGCATGAAAGAGGCGGGGTTCCCCGTGAAACAAGACGCCCTCTCTGCCCTTAGCTGGGAGAAGTATGAGCGTTCCTGTGAACCGTGCCTTGGTGCTATAATGGTGTTCAGGCGCCCCGGTGGTGGTCATGTCGGCTTCTATGTTGCTGAGGACTCCGAAGCATACCACATTCTCGGCGGCAATCAGGGCGATAAGGTTTCGATCGCCCGCGTGGCGAAAGACCGTCACACCGAGACCCGCTGGCCGAATACATTCCCCATGTCCAAGACAGGCAGGGTCTGGACAACTTCCAAAACCAAACTTTCAACGAACGAGCGGTAACATGGCAGTGTCTCGTCCCAGCATGAGCAAGCAAATCCTGATGGCCCCGAAGAAGGTCAAGAAGGTGATGAAAGAATTTAAGGCGGGGAAGCTTCACTCCGGCTCCAAGAAAGGCCCGACCGTGAAGAACCCAAAACAGGCAATTGCCATCGCTCTAAGCGAGGCGCGTAGAGGAAAGAAGAAGTAATGGCCGACAAGAAGAAGCCTGCGGGCATGACTGATGCCGAATGGGCAATGAGCGGCGAGGGAAATCTCGGTGTTAGTCCAGAGCTTTTGGGCTACACGGGACCGCTTCCGCGCCCCCGCCCGAAGAAGAAAAAGCCAGCTCTTGACACTGAAGGAATGGCCGCTCTGTCTGAAAAGGCGTCCAAGAAGGCTAACGGCGGCAGGATTGACGGAATCGCAATGAAGGGCCGCACTCGCGGCAAAATGTGCTAAGGAGAATATGATGGCTCGTGGTGATGGTAAGGCCGTAAAGGGCCGGACAAAAGGCAGCTCAATTGGCGTCAAGCGCATGTCCCTTGGTGGCTTCATGGGTGGGAAGCCAAGCGGTGGTAATCAGTCTCCTTCTGGCTCAATGGGCGGTTTCGGAGGTCAGGCTTCCGGCGCTGGAGCGGGTGGTGCTGGTGGCGGTGGCGGGAATAGCCTTGGCGCGAGTTCCCGCGATGGCGGCTTTGGAGGTGTAGATCCCGGCTATCCCGATGACCGCCGTCCCGATTTAAGAGGCAATCCTAACACAACGACCCGCACAGAAAGCATGTCTTCCATCACCAGCCCAGACTCCATGAAGGCTCGCCTTGGGCCAAATGCTGCTCAGGCTATGGTTGAAGCTGGTGTGTCCCCCGAATGGGCAAGATCATCCGCTGACACAATCAATAAGAGGGCCAGTGAACCACGCTCTATTCTTGGAGACCCCAAGCCGGGCCAGAGGCTGGCCACTGCAAACCGCGATGGAAGCTTCAGCTACGCGCCAGTTCCGGGGCAGGTCAAGACCAAGCAGATTTACGACCAAATTCTCCCGGAGCGGAAGTTCCCAGAGGCGGCTCCGGTTGGAACACTTGGCTCATTTGGAACAGCATCCACCACTGCTACACCCAAAAGCCCGATGGCTGTTTATGGCGATGAGTTCTCCTTTACGCCCGAGCAAACCA